TGTAAGCACACCCGTAGCTGCCGCGTTGTTACCAGAGCCACCAGAGAATGAAACCGTAGGCGTTGACGTGTATCCGGCACCGGGATTGGTCACGACGATTTGGGTAACGACACCGCCGTTAACGATGGCCGTTGCTGCTGCGTTAGTGCCACCGCCAGGCGCTGCTGTGATGTTAACAGTAGGAGCTGACGTATAGCCCGTACCACCGTTGGTTAGAACGATGCCGACAGCCCCCGTGTTAAACGTCAGAAAGCCTGCGACCGCTGTAGCATTGGTTGTTGCGCCGCCACCACTGATTGTCACCGTTGGTGTAGCCGTGTAGCCACTGCCAGGGTTAGTGATCGTAATAGCTGACACCAGACCAGAGCCAAGCACAGCCGTAGCAGCAGCATTTGCCCCGCCTCCACCCGTGATCGTAATGCTCGGTGCTGATGTATAGCCAGATCCAGGGTTGGTAATCGTGATTGCAACGACGTTACCACCGGAAATAGTGGGTGATCCTTGCGCCTGAACACCGAACTGGCTCGTCGGAGGGTCGATAGTTACTGTCGGAAGTGACGTATAACCTGAACCAATATTGGTGATTTGAGCACTAATAATAGTGCCGGAAGCGTTAGAAATAGACGCTACAGCCGTTGCTTGTACGCCACCTGTTTGATTCGGAGCCGAAATGGTTACAGTTGGCGCCGTTGTATAGCCTGCACCGGCATTCGTGATGCCAATTGTGCTTATACAACCAACGGTTACAAGATTGGTGGCATCCCACGTAGAGTAACCTTTGCTAGGGTCACTGATGATAATGCGATCATTTTTCCACTGTCTGACGCGCACGCCAGCGCCAGAGAATGTTCCCGCAGCAGCCACATTGCCCTGAGTGCCGGCAGTGATGTTATAATACTGAGCCGAGCCGTCAGCTTCAAACGCAAAGACATAGTCTTGGTTGTTGACGTTCCAGCTTGTCAGCGTCTGAACCGTGTTGCTCCACGTTACCGGCGTGCCACTGATAGTGACGTTAGCCACTTGAGGCACAACTTTAAGATTGCCAAAGCCGATTGGCTGAATGTTTTCAATCCAGCTAAACTCTTCGTCGGCAATCGCAGTACGGTTGGCTTTCGTGTTAAGTGCCTTGAAAGCCTTTACCACCTGATATTGTTTGCGCTGCTCAGGTGACTTCTCTGCCATTAGTATGGCCTCGAATAAGGATCAGGCATACGACGGGTAAACGTCGAGGACAGCACGTTCTGTGTCTTGGCGAGATACTGATTCTTGAACAACTCTGCTTCGCCGTAAGACTGCTCTTTGTACTTAGCAATGTGAGCAGCGTAATACGGAACAGGATCTTGCCAAGGCTGCGGAATGTTGATTTCTGGATCGCTCAAGGCAACCAGATCGTCAGGCCGCACAACCGTATCTACTTCGATAGCGTAGTTCTGGTCTGGAATAGGCGACAAGTAAAACGAGTTAGGCCCATACATGCTGTAAGCAATTGGCCTACCTACGTAATTTTGCCAGAACCGCAACTCGGCGTTAAACTGTGTCCAAGGTAAATAGCGCAATGGTATACGCGTATTGCCCCAATATAGATTGATATTGATGATGTCCATCGTGAGTAGCCCTTTAGGCATACCCGTCAAGAACGCCTGAGCTGCTGCACCCGTACCGCCACCGCCGCTAAACGATACGGTGGGCGCAGTTGTGTAGCCTAAACCCGCGTTAGTAACCACCACATTTGAGATAGATCCGGCTGCATTGGAGCCGTATTCGCCCGTCTGGCTGATCGTGGCATAAGCTGCTGCTGCACCACTGCTAAAGCTGACGGTGGGAGCGCTTGTATAGCCAGAGCCTGGATTGGTGACTAACACACCAGAGATTGTACCCGCCGAGTTGTCGAACGAGTACAGTTCTTGGTTGTAAATAGCTGCTGTGTTTTGAATGACGCGGTTAACGCCCGTATCACGAACGAGACGGTTACGAGCGTTATTGATGTCGTCGGTAAGCTCTTGGTCAGACCAAAAGTTAGCGTTAGCGTCGTGCAGAAGCCTGCGTGTTAACGTGATGTAAGACTGAAGCGTTGTAACCATCGAACACCAACATCACTTTAAGCCCTTTCCCCCGCCCTGCCGCGACGCAGGGAAGGGTACTCGGTCTACCACTGGGGACGCATTGTGGTAGGTTTGAGGCTGAGTTTCCGAGATCACAAACTTATTGAGACGCTCCAGAGCTTTAGGAACGTCCGTTGCAACCTTGGTCCAGCCAAGCCTAGCCAATACGGGTACCTTGTCATCGACACCATACCCAAAAAAGATTCGAGCCAAATCGACAGATAATTCTGTAGCTTTGTTGGGAGGAAAGCTGTGAGACTTCCCATCCCAATTTTGAACAAAGAACTCATCCGTCGTGTTTGTTACCCAAACCATTAGAACTGCACATCACCATAGACGGAAACAAAAATCGCAGCGTTTGCTACGTTAGTGTTCACATTGAGGAACAAAGCGTTAGCCGTGTAGCTCGTCGAATTGGCCGCAGCCGCAAGCGTGAGATCCACGAACGTGTTCGCACCCGTCAGGTTGGTTGTAACAGTGTTTGAGGTAACGAGGTTCGCACCGTCACTGGTCGTACCAACTGAGATGTTGGCCGTTGCACAGTTTGGTGCCGTACCACCCGCCGTGTTGCTCACGTTGTTTACCGTGATACGACGGATGATGTACGAACCTGTACCGCCGGTGCCGCCTTTGAGAAAAGGCAGAGCAACGACAGCGTTACCAGTTGCGGCTATGGATACGGGACCAGCAGTGGCAATACGAAAATTACCAAAACTGTCCTGTGTATTTTGGCCTACTGAATCAGGATTAGCCATTCAACCCTCCTTACGACGTTGCGTAGGTTGATTGTGTAGCTGCCTGACCACCGTTGACCGTGTACAGCGTAACCGTCTGCGTACCGGTGACTGCGTTCGCACGGAAGTTCCAACCGTCCGAAATCAATACAGCCGAAGGTGTGTTGTTAGGAATCAACGAAGTCCAGCTATTCGTGTTGCTGGTGTAGGTGTTAACTTCGATGACCACGTTCGCAATTGCTGGGACCACATAGGTGCCGGCTGGGATAAATTGCGCGTTTGTCATCGTCGTTGCGTTACCCGAACCAACGCTCGAAATAGTCACTGGTTGCAAATACGCGGCTGGTTGGCCCGTTGCGACGTTGCTAACAAGGATTTTGTTTAAACCGAGAGACATGAGCTACTCCTTACAGTGTTAGCGAATTGTAGCCAGTCACCTTGGTCATGGACTTTGGCTTGGTGCTTACCAACTCAGCGATGGTAAGAACGGCACCAACATAACCAATCTGCCAGTTTGGAAGGGTTGACTCAAAGCCCGTGAACACGAACTGGCCCTGCTCATGGATGTAGAGCGAGAGATAGTTGGTGTTGAGGAGATAGAGCGTGCCTTCTGGGCAGTAAGGATCTGGATAAATTGGAACGCCAGCAACCATGAGAGCGCGGAACGCAGCCTGTGGGCCGTTTGCATCGCCGTCGAAGCCGGAGCCTGGGGTGATGACATACTGTTCCTGACCAACATAGTCCTGAGCGAGAAGCGTCCAAGTGCCGAAGCCGCAGACGCCGAAGGTTGGTACTTCCGCACCCTTCTTGACCGTACCAGAGATATACTGGAGTACGTTCTGACGGGTTGGGTTGACCGAACCAGCAGCATACTGACCGGACTGCCACCAAGTGTAGGTTGAACGGTTGATGTTGCCGTAGGTAGCAACCGTGTTACCGTTATCAACTGCTGCTGGAAGACCAGTGAACTGCTGAGTATTTGTCGTGTTGTTGTAGAGCGAGTAAGACATCGCATCCATCATCACGTTCGTAGCGTCGTTCATACGAGCTTCGATCAATGGGATGATTGCGTGATCTTGCTGTACAACACCTTCCATTCCGAGGAATGGGACTGGCGTAATCATCAGCTTGAGATCAAACTCAGCGTTGAATGCGCCCTGCTGAACAGCAGGTTGAGCAAACGAGCCGGAGTAATCCGACCACTGAGCGTTCACAAACTGAGCGCCTTGTACGGGGACTGTAACGGACGAGACACCGCCCGTAGCAGTTTGAGAGTTGGCAATCAGCGCAGCCATAAGCGGGGTGCTATTGTAGAGCTGCACCACCAACTTCGGAATAAACGCACGCCGTGTGACGTACGTTAATTCGTTGTACTGCGAAGTGCCGGTTGCTGGTACGATACCACCACCTATAGCCATCGCTTAGTTCCTTTGCTTCGTTAAGTCCCCAATATCAAAAGCCTACTGGCCGAGGATTCTTCCTCAGTTCAAATAGAGCTTTTGCCGCTTCATCACGCGCAGCTAATGTTGGATTTGTTCTGAACTTTGCCAGCGTGTCGCGTGCTGACTCGTTCATAAACGAGTGATTAAAGACCTTTGGCGATGTAGGCACCGCCGCACTTCTCATGAACTCGTAATAATCCGCAGCCGTTTCGTGATTTGTGATGCCCTTTTCGAGCATAACCTTTTCAATCTCTGCAACGTCCTCTTCAGACTTTGCTTTACCCTTTTTAACCAAGGCTTGACGCCGCTTTTCTAGCTCTTCAAGGGCGTCTTTTTCCCTTAATTTGCCTTCTAAAGCCTGATTTCTGGCCTCATATTCAGCAAAACGAGCGTCTACTTGGTCTTTAATGTCGATGGCGTCGATTGTTAAGTTTGGCTTAACTTTCTTCGTCAAACGCAAAAAAGAGTCCCGCGTATCAGGGTTTTCGGCCAATTGACGGGCCAATAACGCCAATTCATCGCGGGCGTCGGGTGTGAGATCTTCTAATGAAGGCATTGTTGTCCCCTATCCTTCGGTTTAGATAACTTTGCGACCGTCGCCTGGTGGCTTAATCGTCATTGCATTCTTGCTGCCGGTTTTTGATGGGCCAGAAAGGCCACCAAAGTGGGCAAAACGAGGCGTGTTAACGATCTGGCCGTTAACCTGCTTGTCGGTAGTAGCATTGCGGGGTGCCGATGCGCCCCTTGGCTTAAAGAGTTCCATAGTAATTCCCTTACATTGGAGGCATTGGAGGAGCACCGGGAGCACCGCCGCCCTGAGGCATAGGTGGAGCACCTGGAGGGTTCATCAATCCGAGATTTGGAGGCGCACCAGCAATCATACGAGAACCAGGAGTGCCGCCACCGGCTTGAGGAAGGTTTTGAAGAAGCTGAAGAATTTCAGCATTTTGCAATTCACCGGCCTTTTGTTTCTTAGGGCCGAGCACCGTAGTCAGTGCTGAGATTGCGTTAATGAGTTTTTGGCCTTCTGGGCTTTCAGATCCGATAGCTGGAAGAGCTTGCTCAATCAAATCCATCGCCATTGAGACGTTGACGAGAGCTGCTTCTTTAACACCGGCTTTAGGTTCTGGGGTAGACATAGGGGTTGGCATGGGAGGAGGCGAAGAAGGAGGAGCTTCACCGACAGATACGCCACCTGGGGTTTCACCGCCAGCGCCCTGCATCAATGCCATAAGTTGTGCGTTATCAGCCATGTCCGTTCCCTTTGAATAGGTGAAGGGGTATTTTTAGGTTTCCCCCCCTTCAGGGAAATCGCAGTAATAACGGGTCTAACCCGTGTATTAGTTAGCGACGTGCCTTACGAGCCTTGCGACGCATGATGCGCTCCTGTGCTAAGGTTTCAGGGAGGGGTGGTAGCGCCAATTAGCGCTTGTGCTTACGAGACTTGCGAGCCATTGAAGGCCTCCATCAGTTAAAGTTAACGTCCCCAACTTATTCAACGACGCTTGCCGCGACGCGAACGCTTTACAGACTTGTAAGCCATTATGGCCTCCTTGCCGGTGATCGTGGAGTAGTGCGAGGCGTATAAGACTTCACACCACTTACTCTATAATCCATAGTAGCGGGTTTTACGTCGCGAGACAACTGGGTAGTTGACGCCCTTGGTTGGTCGCCCCGAACTGGGTTAATTTGTTGTCCTTTAGCCATTTTAGCCCTGCTTTTTGCTCATTGGCACTACTTTTTCGCCGCCACCTTGTGCTTGAGCTGCCGCTGCTTTGGCATCCATCTTCTTGAGCCGCTCCTTGAGAAGCTGCTTCATTGGAGGGTCAAGCAAGTCGATAAGGCTTTCTTTGTCGATGGCTTGCGCTTTGAACAGATTGAAAGCCAACGAGCGCAGATCTTCCATAAAGATCGGGCTGTTCGAGTGCGCGTCCACCTTGACCACATAGTCTTTGGTAAACTGTGCAGGGATGAACTTGTTGCCTTCAGTGTCTTTGAGATCAGACGGATCGTAGGCTTGCATGATCTTAAGATACAGCGTTGCCATTTTTTCTAGAGAGTCTTCGACAACCATAGCGCGTTTTTTTGCGCGTGAAGATCCAAGACGTGCAAGCTGAGAAGCGTGACCGGCAGAGCGTACACCTTGCTCACCACGGCCAGACAGAACGGATGAAATTCCTGAGACTTCTTCAAACATTGCATCAATTTCTTTAAGCTGTGCGTAAAGATCTTGCGGAATGTTAGGTGCCAGACGTTCTGCTTTTGCATTCGGCATGTCAGACGATAGCAATCCGCCTGCGCGGTTCAATGCAAAGTTCTTTTCATCCAAGATGCCGGT